GCAGAATTTACGGATTCTGTTATTTTTTCCAATTCATCATTTTTGAAACTGGATGACTTAGTGGAAATTACTGGAATACTTGCCGAATTTATTGAAGTAGCAGAAGTTGCACTCATTTCTGAAATTTGAATTTCTTCTAGTTTATTACATATTTTATCTATTTTTAAATTTTGTGATTTTAATGAACTTGATAAATTATCAATTTTTAAATTTATTTTGTTTTTTACATCTGTTATTCTATTAATGTCAGATTTAATATTTTCTACATTTGTATTTTTATCGTTTATTGCAAATTTGACATAATTGTTCATATTAAATACGCAAAAAACACTATATTTTAATAACATTGCTTTCAAATCATTTTTATCTGTATTATTTTTAATTTGTCTGTATAGAGATTCTATCAATTTTAATAAGTGACCTAATAATAAATATGCAAATTTATTAACATGATTTTTTATTTTTTTTCTGTTATTCATGGATGCCACATTTACTAATTCGTCATCTAAATTATGTTCGCTATAATATTTAACACTTTCATACATTTTCATTAATAATTCGACATTTGACATTATTTTTGAAATATGTGATTTTGCCATAATTATAGTTAGCGCATCATTATTATTTATTATTTTACAAACATAGTCGTTATATATGTTAGTTTGTACGGCAACATTACTTAAAAATGTTTTATCTATATTTGCGGTAACATGTTTTATAATGCCTTTTGTTGTGATTTCTTTTACAACATTTCCTGTCTTTGATTTCAATAAAAATTTTCCTGAATCAGTATCAATATACTGTACGTTTGTTATGTTTTGGTAATTAGCTTCCATTTTACTATATCTACAATACATAAAAAATATTTTAAATATTAACTCAGTTTATTCACTTTATTAAAATAAAAATGGTAATGTTTTTATTTTGTTTTTTATTGCAAATTATTCAAATTATATATTGATGAAATATATTTACTTTTTTGTAGTTTTCTTTTTCTCGACCTTTACTGGTTGAGCCTCTTCTGCGTCTTTTGTTTCAACTGGGTTTTTCAAATGTGTGCAATCTGCTTCACTTGCTTTCTTGACACTGTTATTGTATTTGTATACAATTTTTTTAGCGTCCTTACCTCCACCGATTTGAAGAGTAATTGGCTTATCAAGAATAACTCTTTCTCCTGAGTAGTAATATGTTTTTCCTTTACCTCCTCTTGTGGTTTCTTTAACACCAAAATGAATTTCTCCAGAAAATTTTTTCTTTGATTTAGTAAAAAGTTTGCAAATTCCTGTTAGGGCTTTGCAACCTGCTTGTTTTGGCTTTGCTCCACAGTATCTTCCTTCCATAACAACGTCTCCTTGTGGGTTAACGTAAATAGCTTTGAATGATCTTTTCTTTGGAGCTCCATCTTCACCTTTTTGTGCTGTTTTCTTTGTTACTTTCTTTGCGGCTGCTTTCTTTGCTGGGGCTGGTTCAGCTTTCTTTGCAACTACTGCTTCAGATTTCTTTGGCTTGGTTTCTTTTTTAGCAGCGGTGGTTTTTTTAGAGGTTTTCTTTTCTTCGACTTTTGACTTTGGCATTTTCTTATTTAAACTAATATATGACTATAATTTATTTTTATAGTTTGGAACACACTTAACTATTCTTATACTTTGCTATATTTTTAGCTTAACATTGTGCCATTTTTCGCGTTTAACTTTAATGTAAACTATCTAAAAAAAATATTTAAAATACAGCTGTTATGTACTTATTTTTTGCAATTATTATTATATGTTACATGTTAGCTATATTGTAGGCTGTTATCTTTATAAAATAATGTTTAAACGCACTAAAATATGATTATAATATTATTAACAATGATTGCAATAATCATAAAATATATTTTTCGTTTAAAATATATTGCCGATTATTTTTATTTGAACGCAAACTAACAATATATTTTTATTATTGATATATGATGATGTATATCTGTAATAAAAATATATATGCATTTAATTATATTACATCAGTAATCATCATCATAAATATACAAACGAAGCCACATATGTTTATTTTTTATCATGGTAAGATATAAGTACTAAAAAGCAATGAATATAGACTTAAAGGCAAAAGATTTTTTAATGTACTTCCTGGACAAGGAATACGCCAACAAATCACAAGTATTAAACAATTTGGTGTATCATATAGAAAGACTTCATAAAGATTACATATTATCAAATATAGAACGGACGCGATATTTAAAACATACTAATGATCTAAGCAACATATTAAACCAATATTATAATTCGCGAATTAGTACAATAAAAGGTGCAAAAACAAAAAAAATAATTGATTATGATAATTTTAATATCGACGATGAAAAACAATTAGAAAATATAAAACTTCAAAAAATAACTGGTGTTGACAAAAAATTAAGTGAATTATTAAAAATTAAAAAAGAACATCATTTAAATAGTTTAACAACTGATAATGATGTTCTTGAAGAATTATACAATATGTCGTTTGACGTATATAACAAAGAATTAAAGAAGTATTGCCCTAATGATTTTGATGTGTTTGATAACAAACTACAAGATTTGATTTGTGCAAAGGGTAAAGATGATGGAAAAAATAATTGCGTAGGATGTCGTAATTTATTTGATGTATTGTCCATTTTTGTAAAAAATACAGACAAATTTATTAAGTCCGATTTGGCGGATGTCAATGATCTGTTTGTAGTATTGAATAAAATATTTGTTCCCATCGGAATAGAAAAAGTTAAAAAAGATAATAAAAATAAGTTACAGATAATAAAACAAACAGTGACACTTGAAAAATATTCACATTTATTAGGAAATTACTATAAAATTGAGTTAAACATTCCTGGAAATAAAGATTTTAAACAAATTCATATTTTTGGATTTTTTGAAAATGATTGTATTAATTCATTTTTAAGAAATTCTCAAATGTCTAACGATCATGTTCATGATAAATTAGCGCTATTTCAAAATATTTGTAGTGGAGAAACAAAAATAACAAAATATCATCAAAAAATTAGTGCAGTTGATAACAATTTTAAAGAACTATATGTAAAAAATATGTCGATAGGTGAATTAATAGGGTTCGATTCTACGACATTTATAAATGAAATACTTAATGATTATGCATACTATCAAAAATATTCATCTGTTGGCGAATTCAAAACAGTTTTTTCTGATTTTATCAGTGCCGATTTACCTGGAAAATTTAAAATAATTAAATATTTACTATTGGGTTCAAATGGCGGAAGTGCTGGATTATTGTTTGGCATAACAAAAGACTCAAAATCTGGATCAATGATCATCGCTGATATTATTTATAAAAGTCTCAACTTACCATTGCAACTAAAACTTCACAAAGAGAGCATTACAATAAAATCTGAAGAAGAACGATTAAATGCGCTTGATACAGATGATATTGATATGAAAAAACAAATAATGTTAAATAAAAATATGCCGCCAAGAGTTAAAAAATTAGCACTCGAAAAACTAAACGAAGCAAAAGCTGGTGGAAGTGAATATTCAAAACATTTAACATATGCTAAAGCCATAGTAGAATATCCATGGATTGGAGAACATGATGGTGATATGTTTATGCAGTATAGAACTCCTGACAAATGGAGAGAAATAATTTCCTCATCAGAAGAAAAATTAGAACAAAAAGTTTACGGTCACAAAGAATGTAAGGAAACGATATCTGAACTTATCACAAAATGGTTTACAAATCCTAAATCATTGGGAAAAAGTTTAGCACTATGTGGACCTCCTGGCGTTGGTAAAACAATGATTGCTATGGAATTAGGCAAAAGTTTAGGATTGCCGTTCGCTAAAATTAATTTGGCAGGAGTTGATGATAATAGTATTCTTATTGGTCATAGTATTACATATTCTGGCGCAACATATGGATTAATTATTAAAAAAATGACTGAAACTAAGGCTTTTCGTTGTATAATGTTTTTTGATGAATTGGATAAAGCTGCCAAACATCACGGACGAAACGAAATATTTGATGTTCTTATGCACGTAACTGATTCAACAACTAACTCTCAGTTTAACGATAAATTTTTTCAAGACTTATCATTTCCATTGAATAAAGTACTATTTGTATTTTCATTTAATGAAATTAAAAAAATCGATCCCATTTTGTTAGATAGAATGGAAGTTATTAATGTTGTTCCTTATTCTGTTGAAGATAAAGTTAATATAGCCAAACGATATTTAATGAAAGAAGTGAAAACTGACATGGGTTTGGACGATTATACTATTATTATGTCAGACATTAACATTATATTTGTCGTTGAGTCATACACTCAAGAAGCAGGAGTTCGTTCATTGCGAAGAAAAATAGAAAAAATATTACAAAAATTTAATAAAGACAGAGTATTCCAACGAGGAATTTTTGAACACACTGATGGCAAAGATATTGAAATCACTAAAGATTCTATAATTAAATATTTAGGCAAACCTCCTAAGCTAGAAGAAACTATTCATCATGCTTCTGAAGCCGGTTTGATAAATGCATTATATGCAACTGACGGTGGTGATGGTGGTATTATACCAATTATATTATATAAAAATCAAGCAGGAAACAGTAAAAAATTTTTATTGAAAATAACAGGAAATCCCAAGAAAATAATGAAAGATTCTATTTCTCTTGCGTTTACAGTGGCCACAAATTTGGTTAAGCCTAAATATGTCAAAAATTTCTTTAAAAAATATAAAAATGGCTTTCATATCCATAGCGGTGATTTATCTACTTCAAAAGATGGACCAAGTGCAACCGTTTCGTTCACTGTTGCTTTTATTTCGAAAATTTTAAACATCAAAATTAAAAACATTGTCGGACTTACAGGCGAGGTTCAAGGAGATGCACGAGTTACTAAAATAGGTGGATTGCATTATAAATTACAAGGTGCCAAACGAGCTGGTATCCAATTAGTATTTGCTCCCAAAGACAACGAAGAAGACTATAATAAAATTAAAGATACTGACAGCAATTTATTTAATGATAATTTTAAAGTTATACTTGTAGAAAATGTAAAAGATGTTTTAGAGTATGCATTAATTGATGTTGATGAAGATAACGAAGACATGACATTTGCAAAAACATTTGAATGTGATAAATATATACTTGGTAGTTGTATCAGACAACCCAACTCGTGTTCTGATTTTGATGTGGAAATTGACGATGAGCAAATTTGTGAATCTGACTCTGATGAAAATAATTCACAATCAGTTGATGAAGATTCTCACTCAGACTCTGAATGTGAATCTGATTCTGGTAGAAGTAAATAAAAAATATTGAAAATGTCAACAGCTTAAAGCTCTTATTGTTAAATTAATATTATACAGTCCATTATAATATTAAAGCATTTTTCGTAGTTATTATGGGCATTATTTATTCAACCACCAATGATTCAACCACCAATGATTCAACAACTGACATGACAAAACCCACTGAAACTGCAGAACTGCGCATATCTGAATTACAAAAACATGAAAATGTTTTAAACTGTGTTCAAAAGACGACTGAAGGTTTGTCTACATCGGCGCACGTCACAAATGCAACAGTTATGTCAGATGCTGCAGCACTTGCAGAAATTAAAGAATATAATCAATGGCTAAGTGAACAGCCACCCAAAGAAACATACACCGGTGACAGGGAGCCTGGTATCATTTATCCAGAAGATCAAAATTATCCAGATAGGATGGAACGTCATTGGAATTATCCATATCCTGGAGAAGACGATGATTATTAATAATTAGTAATTTTTTTGTTGCATATTATTCATTTATTTATTGTTAAAAATCTCAAAAACGTGATTTGTGTACAGACACTAAAAAATTGATATTTTTATTCATATGTGTCAGTCAGTTATATTTATTTTAAATTAACATAATATATTGCACAATGGACAAAAACCCTCGTTCATATAGAAAATATAAAAAAAAGAAAATAAAGGAAGAAAGTGAAAAAATATTATCTGCTGAAAATTGCGAAATTGTGTTAATAAATAAACATAAAACAAAAACAAAAAAACGTAAAAAGAAAAAATATTCATTATTTAAAGATGATAACTCAATACCAACAGATTTACCAGTCTTTGATATATTACATGAAATTGAAGATTCCGTTATGAGAAATCAAGTTACAATTGTCAAAGCAGCCACTGGCAGTGGAA